TAACCAATCCAATGGGGTTGGAGAAAAAGTAAAAGGACAATCTTTTATAAAGAGAGAGCAAGTCACAGAGAATCATTGGAGAGAACATTTACAAGGTACAAATAGTTTAGGTATTATTCCAATAAATGATGATAATAAGTGTAAATGGGGCTGTATAGACATAGATTCTTATGCAGGATTTGATCATAAAAAATTAATTCAAAAAATAAAATTATTAAAATTACCACTAGTAGTATTTAGATCTAAATCTGGTGGGGCTCATGTATTCTTATTTGCAGGAGATTATGTAGAAGCAAAAACAATGAGAGATAAACTTACACAGATAAAAGCTGTGTTAGGTTATGGTGGGTCTGAAATATTTCCAAAACAAACAGAATTAAAATCAAAAGACGATACAGGAAATTTCCTGAATTTACCATACTTTAATGGTGATGATACAACAAGATACGCATTCAAAGACGATGGCACAGCAGCAAATTTAGAAGAATTTTATGAGATCTATAATAACGTAAAACAACTAGATATTGGTTTCATAAAAGTACAGAGGCCTCAGTCAGAATTTTCTGACGGGCCTCCGTGTATAGAAGTGTTAGCACAAAATAAAATTGGAGAAGGAGGCAGAAATAATGCTCTTTTTCATTATGGTGTTTACGCAAAAAAGAAATGGCCGAGTGAATGGAAGAGTAGAATTACAATGTTTAACATTCAAGCAATGGAAAAACCGTTGTCTGATTCAGAAGTTTCAATAGTCACTAATCAACATGAAAAAAAAGATTGGGGATACAAATGTAAAGATGAACCAATGTGTAGTATGTGTGATAAAACATTATGTCGAACAAGAAAATTTGGAATAGGACAGGATATAATGTTTCCAGGTCTTACAGATTTACAAGTAATAGATCTGGAAGATCCTTACTATTATCTCAACGTAGATGGAGAAAGATTATACTTAGAGAATGTTAAGTACCTACGACAGCAAAGTCTATTCCAGGAAGCATGTATGGTACAGTTAAAATTTAGACCTCCTCCTATTAAAGAAAAAGATTGGGTATTAATTACAAATCAATTATTAAATAATGCAGAAGTCACAGAGCCTGCAGAAGGAATGAGTACAGAAGATCAATTAAATAACCATCTAGAAGAGTTTTGTTTAAATAGACAAGTATCCACAGATAAAAATGATCTTAAAAAAGGTGGGGTTTGGACTTCAGAAGGCTACCATCATTTTGTGTTTGACAGATTTTATCATCAATTTTTAATGAGACGTAGATGGGATGTTGGTTATCAAAGAACAGGACAAATGTTAAAAGAAAAATGTGGTTGTGAAGATAAAAGATTAGGTAAAGAAAAATTATCGGTCTTTATGGTAACAGAATTTGATAAGAAAAAAGATGTATATAATCAAAAAGTATTAAAAGAAGAAACACCATACTAATGAAAACAATAGTATTAGGACCACCTGGAACTGGAAAAACATTTACTTTGTTAAATAAAGTAGATGATTATTTAAAAGAAACAGATCCAGATAAAATTGGTTATTTTGCTTTTACGCAAAAAGCTGCACACGAAGCAAGAGACAGAGCCATTAAAAAATTTAATCTAACAGAAGATGATCTTCCATATTTCAGAACACTACATTCACTCGCATTTAGAAAACTTGGAATTAAAAAAGAAAATGTTATGCAGAAAAATCATTATGTTGATCTTGGAAAAAAGCTAGGTTTTCCAGTAAACTATGCAAGATATGAAGATGAACATGGAGGAATTTTTACATCAGATAGTGAGTATTTAAGAATTATTAACCTGGCTAAACTTAGAAATATTACACCAGAACAACAATATGATTTACATGAACATAATCAAGATTTAGAAAGAAATAAGGTTCGAATTATTTCAAATGAAATAGAAAGATATAAAAAAGAATATGGTCTTGTAGATTTTAATGACATGGTTTTAAATTTTATAAAGTCAGATAAATCTCCAAAGTTTGATGTTGTATTTATTGATGAGGCACAAGATTTATCTTTAATGCAATGGGATATGGCAAAATCTATATGGAATAAAACAAATGATTCTTTTATAGCTGGCGATGATGATCAAGCAATATTTAGATGGGCAGGAGCAGATGTAGATTCGTTTATTGCACAGGAAGGTCAAATGTTGCCATTAATTCAATCATTTAGAATACCTGCAAAAGTTCATAATCTAGCTATGGGTATTGTAAACAAGATTAAAAAAAGAATCGATAAAAATTGGAATCCAAAAATACACGAAGGATCTCTAAGTCGCTATGATGAATTTGAACAAATAGATATGACATCTGGAGAATGGCTGGTTTTAGCTAGAACAAGATACATGCTGAATGAATTAGAAGATACTTTGTATCGTAAAGGTTTGTACTATCTAAATAAATTTAAAAGAACTAGAGAACAAAATTTACATATTGCAGCAACTGATTGGGAAAATGCACGTAAAGGTGCAATGTTATCTCATGATCAGTGTATGAAAATATTTACATACATGACTGATAATAATTTTGATCGTAATAAAGTTAAAGGTATGACTAAGAGTGGTACATTCAGATTAGAAGATTTGAAAAAAGATTTTGGTCTTAAGACAGATACTGTTTGGTTTGAAGCTTTTGATAATGCACCTGGCAGAGATGTTAGCTATTTAAGAAAGATGAGAATTAATGGAGAAAAACTAAATAAAGAACCAAGAATTCAATTATCAACCATACACGGAGCTAAAGGTGGCGAATCAGAAAACGTTGTGTTACTCACTGATTTAAGTGAGAACACAATGAAAGCTTATGAAAGAAATGCCGATGATGAAAATAGATTGTTCTATGTTGGTGCAACAAGGACCAAGGAACATTTACATATTATATCACCAAAACAAGAATACAAAGGATATTCTATATGAGTGATGTATACGAAAAACAGGTTGGCGGCGATCATTATCAGTCTATGACTATTCAGCCATCAGAATTTATAAATAAAAATAATTTGCCTTTTGCTGAAGGTAATGCAATAAAATATCTGTGCAGGCATAAGCAAAAAGGACAGAAGAAAGATTTAGAAAAAGCAATCCATTATTGTCAAATGGCAATAGAAAGAGATTATTCGTGAGAGAAATATTATTAAAAATTACACAAAAAATAACCACGTGGCATGAAAGAATGTTTAAGTTTTTAATTAAAAAATCTAAAACAAGTATGTGGTTTACATTTTTATTATTGTTTATATGTATCTACGAGATTTTTGAACATATTGTTATACCTGCATTTTTCATTTGGTGGGGGGTTAGATGATACAACAACCACTTTTCAAACCACAAACAGAATGGTTACCACCAGAAGAATTTCCAGATCTATCTAAATATAATGAAATTTCAATAGACTTAGAAACCAAAGATCCTAATTTAAATATAAGAAGAGGCTCTGGTTCTGTTGTAGGAGTGGGAGAAATTGTAGGAATAGCTGTAGCTGTTAGAAATTGGTGCGGGTACTATCCAATTGCCCATGAAGGTGGTGGTAATATGGACAGAGCAAAAGTTCTTAAATGGTTTCAAGGTGTATTAAATACACCAGCAATAAAAATCTTTCACAACGCCATGTATGACGTTTGTTGGATACGAGCGCTCGGTTTAAGTGTTAACGGTAAAATAGTCGACACAATGATAGCATCGGCTTTGGTTGATGAGAATCAAATGCGCTATGACTTAAACAACTGCGCTAAAAGATACACCGGAAAAGGAAAAAATGAAACACAATTATATGAAGCTGCTAAGAGTTGGGGTGTTGACGCCAAGGCAGAAATGTATAAACTACCTGCCATTTATGTTGGCACATATGCAGAACAAGATGCTGAGATAACTTTAGCGTTATGGCAAGAATTAAAAAAAGAAATTAATCTTCAAGATATAAATTCAATTATGGATATGGAAACAGAATTGTTCCCGTGTCTAGTTGATATGAAATTTAAAGGCGTTCGCGTCGATGTGGAAGCAGCGCACAAATTGAAAACCACATTAGTTGCACAAGAAAAACAATCATTACAAGAAGTAAAAAAAGAAACACAAGTAGATGTTCAAATATGGGCAGCAAGATCCATTGCACAAGTTTTTGATAAGCTAAAATTAGACTACGATAGAACCGAGAAAACATCCGCACCTTCCTTTACTAAAAATTTTTTACAGAATCACCCCCACCCACTAGTGAAACACATAGCCCGGGCTCGTGAAATAAACAAGGCCCATACCACTTTCATTGATACCATAATAAAACATTCCCACAAGGGAAGCATCCACGCAGAAATTAATCAATTAAGAGGAGATAATGGAGGAACAGTGACGGGGAGATTTTCTTATTCAAATCCAAATTTACAGCAAATACCAGCACGGAACAAAGAACTTGGACCAGCTATTAGGTCATTATTCATACCCGAGGAAGGTCATACATGTGGTTGTTTTGACTATTCTCAACAAGAGCCTAGATTGGTAGTGCATTATGCAACTTTACAGAATCTCTATGGAGTGGACGAAGTATTGGAGGCGTATCGTGAAGGCGATGCGGATTTTCATGACATTGTCGCAGACATGGCAGAGATACCAAGATCACAAGCTAAGACAATTAACTTAGGTTTATTTTATGGTATGGGAAAAAATAAATTACAGGCTGAACTAGGAGTGAGTAAAGAAAAAGCTCAAGAACTATTTAGACAGTATCACAACAAAGTTCCATTCGTAAAACAACTGATGGATAATGTAATGCAACGAGCACAAGACTCTGGAAGAATAAGAACGTTACTTGGAAGACTATGTAGGTTTCA